GCTGTAGTTGACAGTGAAGACGACTGCCAAAGCAGTGTCATTACAATACCGCCAATAAACATATAGAATACATTGCCAGTAAACCAGGCCAAATGATCCATGTTACCCATAGACTTCATTCCACCTGAAAAAGTTTTAAGACCGATATAAAAGATAACCAGTCCTACGATTGCCGTAATTACAGGGTTTCCTAGATCCATTTTTCTTACCTTTTTCCAGAGTGCATCCATTGCAATCTCCTATTGATTAAATTAAAGAGAGGCCATTAAAGCCTCTCCTATTATTTAACACATCTATAATGCTTGTAACAAAAGTTTAACAAATTAATAGCTTTGAGCAAGTCTCCACATAAGATATGCCTTACTCTCAATGGGATCATACTTTGCTGGTTCGTTTGTCAAATTAGAAACTATTGTACCAGGAGTAGGATCTACAAAGTGTGGCATTGAGTATCTAGGCAAATGAATGTGAGAATTTACAACCCTATGCTTTGTTGATACAAAGTAATCATTTGTCCAGCGTTGAAGTAGATCACCAATATTAACTACTACTCCATCTTCTGCATACGGTACTGGATGCCATTTGCCATCTAAGTCTTGAACCTCTAGTCCAGGAACATCATTGATCTGCCACAGCAAGGTGATTGTACCATAATCACTGTGTTCACCAATTCGTTGCTGTCTATCTTCGACTGGGCCTGTGTATGCAGGATAGTGAATGATACGAGTTGTGTTGTATGGTTCTTTATGGGCATCTACCAGAGTTGTTCCACAATCAAGAATCGTATCAAACTTCTCTAAGATTCTCATAGTTAAATCATCTGCTACTCGGATTGATTCGAGAGCAACTTTATCAAATTGATCAATTTCTGTGGGCCACAGAGATTCATCCATACGAGTGTTATTGTAGTTAAAACTTTCCTTCATATCAGATGGAGCAGTTGGATCTACATTCTCTGCACCCATAATGCTGTAACCCAAATTTGTTTCGGGTTGATATGAATATTTTTTCTTTATATCAAGATTGAGGCTAAAGAACTTTTTCATATCCTCAAACCAAACACTCATTGCTACCTGATCCTTTAAGGGCAAAGTGTTTGTAAAGACTGCGAAGCCTACAGTGGTGTAGGCTTCACGAATCTCTTCCAGAACTGATTTAGATTGAAAATCAATTATGGGTATCATTGTTACTGTCCTGGCACCTTAGCATCAATGCCTTCGACATAGTACATCATTGTATTGAGATGTACGTCATCAGCAACAACACCATCTGCTAGTTGCAGATTACCATTGTTGTCTTTGATAGGACCAGTAAACGCAAAGTATTCACCCGCAGAGATAGCATCTTTAATCTTTTGTGCTTCTGCGGCAACATCTGCTGGCATGTTTGTGAATGGTGCCATTTGAACAGCACCCTCGTTCATGTGACCAAAGTAATCGTTGGTCTCCCATGTGCCATCAATCACAGCTTGTACCTTACGAATGTAGTAGGGTCCCCAATTGTCAATTGTAGCTGTAAGCTGTGCCTTAGGAGCAAAGTTGTATTGATTGGATGCTTGACCAAAACCAAGTACACCCGCCTTTTCAGCGGCCTGTAATGGTGCAGGAGAGTCAGTATGTTGTGCTACCATATCGCAACCATCTGCAATCATAACTTTAGCGGCTGTAGCTTCTTTGACTGGATCGTACCAGGTGTTGACCCATACAATGTCAATATCAACATCAGGGTTCATCTTCTTAGCACCCATGTAGAAGGTGTTAATCTCACGAATAACTTCTGGAATTGGATATGCTCCAACATAACAAATCTTATTCGTCTTGGTCATCATACCGGCGATAATGCCTTGTACATGACGAGCCTGATACAACCGAAGGCCGTAGCTTGCCATGTTGTCCGACTGCTTGTAACCAGTTGCATGTTCAAACTTCACATCTGGAAAGTCTTTTGCAACCTTGAGCATTGGATCCATATAACCAAATGATGTAGCAAAAATAATATCTGCACCACCTTGTGCCATCTTGCGAATAGCAGTTTCAGCTTCTGGTCCATACTGTACACTTTCAAGATATACAGTCTCTACCTGATCGCCTAGTGCCTCTTCAACTTGCTGACGACCAATGTCATGACGATATGTCCAACCATGATCACCAATAGGGCCCACATAAATGAATCCAACTTTCACTGGTTCAGCATGAGCAATTGAAAGAGATGCCAGCAGGAACATACCTGCGGCCGCAAGTTTTTTCATCATAATTTTCTCCTATAGATTTTTGAAAATTTACACTTAGTCCATCATTTTAAGTGCTAGTTCAGTGGTTTCAGTCACACGCCGTGTCCACCCACGGCCGAAGGTAGCAAATGTTTTGAGGCCTTCGTAATATCCTTGTCTGCGATGTTGAAACTCAGCGATAGCTCCTTCAACACCTTCCATGCTTACAAACTCATTGACTTTTGCAAGTGTCGCAGGTCCAATTGCGCCATCTTGTCCTGCGCCTACCATGCCCTGTAGAAATTTGGCAGAGCGACCAGTACCAGCATTAACGCCAAAATCAAATACACAAAGATCAAGGCCGCTTGGTAACTGGTCAGCTTTGACACGATCCCAGTAATTCTTTTTGTAAATAGGTTCGACATCTTCAACCGTTAAGTCTTTCATGTCCTTAGTGCCGCCAAACTCTTCATAAACACGTTTCGTAACACCTAGATTAGTTTCACCGCCAGGATCTTCTGGATGATTAACATATCCACCTTCATGATGAAGGATTGTCTCTAGGCAATACTGCCAATTTTTTTCGGCCATAAGGATCTCCTTTTCTTTTTATGCGGCGAAACTTTCACCACAGCCACAGCTTGCAGTAGCATTAGGGTTATTTATCTTTAGATAACTTCCACCTAGTTCTCTTACATAGTCAACAGTACATCCAATAACAAACATTTCTGCCATAGCATCTAGCACAAGAACATCTTCATGCACTGTGCCTAAACTAGTATCCTCAGTGAAGTCCCACTTGTATTGAAACCCACTACAACCGCCTCCCTCAACGCTGAGATATACAAACGGCTGATCATGTTGTTGCAACATGTCTGTGAGGTATTGCTTTGCGCTTTCTGTTATTGTAATCATGCAATTATTTATTTAACAAAAAATAGGGGGCAAAAGCCCCCTATCCTTATACGATATCAATCAGACGAGGCTTCTTCTCTTCTGGAATGATACGCTCAAGTTCAATAGTCAGCATTCCGTTTTTAAGGGCTGCCGAGTTTACTACAATATCATCAGCAAGCGTGAACTTGCGATTGAATTTTTTCTTTGAGATTCCACGGTGAATCAGTTCACCAGTTTCACCTGCGTTATCATAAGTTGAACGAACAGTGATTTCGCCCTGTGCATATTCAACTTCGATATCATCTTTAGATAATCCTGCTACAGCCATTTCAATAAAGAATGACGTATCAGATTCTTTGACGATGTTGTATGGAGGAAATCCTGTTGACTGTTTTTGATGGTCTGCATATCTTTGCAGATTTTCAAACATCCGATCAAAGCCAACAGCGTAAGGGGTCAAACGATTCATATCGAATTGAGTAAGGTATGTCATTGCTATCTCCTTTAATAAGCAAGATTTAGATATAAGCCCTTTCGGCGCTTACCATGTATATATGCATTGACAGTGCAAATGTCAAGAGTTTTATTAACTTTTTTTTATTCATCCAAACAAAACGGTGTTCCTAACATAGGTCTACCATCGTAGGCATATTTTCGATTAGGACCATTAGGATTTACCCAGAACAAAAATGTATTTAATTGATTGTTATCTTCTGCACCAATGTATTCTTCACGCCAATGATCTAATTCACAACCTTGATATAGTACAGCACTACATTCTGGAATAGTTATTGAATGTGCAATATTATCTAAACCACGTATCCATATTGGCCATATATCACCCACAGCTTTAATTGTTAGAGTCATACTAACTTCACAGCTTCCTCTGTCTTGATGTATTTTCATACTAGCACCAGGATAGTACATACGAGTAAAAGCAAATGACGGCACACATTCATGTCCTACTATTTGACTCACTCTTGGCGTTAGTTGTTGTAAGAGTGCCTCAAATGTAGGATGACCGTAGACGCTAAAGCAATGGCTCGGCACCAGTTTATCCGAAAAATAATTGGCTGGTATATCTGCCATATTATTCTGTGTATCCCATTCAACAATTTTTTTGTTTATATCAAATGAGTTATAAAGCAAGTCTGCTGTTTCTTGACTAATGATATCTTCAATTAGTTGATATCCCTTATTCCAATATTCACTCATGAATTTTCTTGAACCCTTTTTGCTCTTGCTTGAATGTATGTTGAAAACAAAATTTCATACAAGTTTGGATCACTGTAGTTTGGACCTTTGAGTACTTTGCCATCTTCACGATAGATAGGCTTTCCGTCAGCACCAAGTTTACTCATGTTACTACGTTGAACTTCAGCAAAGCATCTGTCTAGATCGACGCCAAAAGAGTGACCAGCACCGTAACACACATATAGAAGGTCAGTAAGAGCATCAGCGACTTGAATGATATTTTTGGCCGCAATCGCATCCTTGAGTTCATTTAACTCCTCCTCAATTAGTTCGACACGCAATTGTTGTGTCTCTTCATCGGGAAACTCTGGCTCATCTTTTACCTCTTGACCAAAAGTTTCCATAAAATATTGAACTTGTCGAAAGTTCGAATAGATCAGTCTAGTGCCAGGAGTTTGCAGAGGATCATGTAAATATGTCATATTATCGTTTTTTTCCAATGTTGTATTTTGCAGTTAAGATCCAGTCATTCTTCTCTTTGTATGGTAACACTTTGATTTGTGATAGTGGTGCTACGGGATCAGATGATGCATCTGAATCTACGAGTTTGATCAAGCCCCATTCAGCAAGCAAGTTTGCGATAGTATTGCGTCGTGCAATATCGTCCTCAGAGAAGTTACTTGGCTTTCCATCAAGCGCAAATAGTTCTTTGAAGTGTACAATATAGTATCTGCCTTGC